ATAATTACTATGACAGAATATAAAAATGGTACTATTCATATTGAGTCAAATACTTCTGGTGGAGCATTTGATTCTCCTTATGATTTATATTATTCACCACCAAGAGAAGTTACTGAAATTCAAAACATAAGAGATAAAGATGGTAATCTTCGTAAGACTGAAGTTAAAGTAAAAAAAGATGGAGAGTTTACTGTAATAGAACAAAGACCTTTCTTCAATCCTAAATATGAGGGTGATAATGCTCTAGAACTAGAATATATTGAAAGAAACTTTGATGATTCAATTAGTGATGTTGAAAAACTTGAAGAATTTGCAACGGGTAAAAAAGTTGATCCAAAAAAAAATGAAAAAAGAAAAGAATATAAAAAATATGCAGAAGAAAACCCATCTGATGATGCAGCAAGTCTAGCTCCAGACGAAGATAGGAGTTATTATGATCAGTAAACCAAAGAGATTAACATTAACAGTACCTCCTAAAAGAGGACCAAACCCACAGGGCTTGAATATTGGTTATAATACTGTTACAACAATAAAATCGGAGAAAATAACAAATGGCAGAAATAGACAAGTCGTTACCAAACATAGTAGATAATTTAACTCCAGGTGAAGTTGAAGTAGAACAGATTGCAAACTCTGTTGAAGAACTTCCTGCGGGAGTAACTGAAATTACAGAAAACGAAGATGGTAGCGCTGATATAAATTTTGATCCATCAAAAAATTTAAATGGACAAGTAGAGTTTGGTGGAAACCTTGCTGATGTTATTGATGAACAAGAACTTGGTGTATTAGGTTCAGAGTTATCACAAAATTACGAAGATTATAAAAATTCAAGAGCAGATTGGGAACAAGCATATACTCAAGGATTAGATTTATTAGGATTTAAATACGAGCAACGTACAGAACCTTTTCAAGGTGCATCAGGTGCAACTCACCCCGTACTTGCAGAAGCCGTTACACAATTTCAAGCTTTAGCTTATAAAGAATTACTTCCCGCGGGCGGGCCCGTGCGAACTCAAATCGTAGGTCTTTCAACTCCAGAGATTGAACAACAATCTTCAAGAGTTTCTGAATTTATGAATTATCAAATTATGGATGTCATGCAAGAGTATGAATCTGATTTTGATCAAATGTTATTTTACTTACCTTTATCAGGATCTACTTTTAAGAAAGTTTATTACAATGAAACATTAGGAAGAGCTGTATCAGAATTTGTTCAAGCTCAAGATATTGTTGTTCCATATTCAGCGACATCATTAGATGAAGCAGATGCAGTCATTCATGTAATTAAAACTTCTGCAAATGATTTAAGAAAACAACAAGTATCAGGATTTTATAGGGACATAGAATTATTACCATCAGATGAATCTACAAATGCAGATGATATTAAAGATAAAGAAAGAAGTCTTGAAGGAGTTACTAAAGGAAACCCTGAAGAGACTTTTACATTATTAGAATGTCATGTTAATTTAGATTTAGAAGGTTTTGAAGACAAAGATGCTTCTGGTGAGCCCACAGGAATAAAACTTCCTTACATTGTAACTATTGAAGAAGGATCAAAAAAAATTTTATCTATTAGAAGAAACTATATTGAGAATGATCCTAAGAAACAAAAAGTAAATTATTTTGTTCATTTTAAATTCTTACCTGGACTTGGTTTTTATGGTTTTGGTTTAATTCAAATGATAGGTGGATTATCACGTACTGCTACATCTGCATTAAGACAGTTATTAGATGCAGGAACACTATCTAATTTACCAGCAGGATTTAAACAAAGAGGAATAAGAATTAGAGACGATGCTCAATCTATTCAACCTGGTGAATGGAGAGATGTAGATGCTCCTGGTGGAAACATTAGAGATGCATTTATGACTTTACCATACAAAGAACCTTCGCAAACTTTATTAGCTCTTATGGGGGTCGTGGTTCAAGCAGGTCAGCGCTTTGCTTCGATAGCGGACATGCAAGTAGGGGATGGGAATCAGCAAGCAGCAGTGGGCACGACCGTGGCTTTGCTGGAAAGAGGCTCGCGCGTGATGTCTGCAATTCACAAAAGATTGTATGCATCAATGAAACAAGAATTTAAATTATTAGCAAAAGTATTTGCATTATATTTACCACCTGAATATCCTTATGATGTTGTAGGTGGACAAAAAACAATCAAACAAACTGATTTTGATCAAAAAGTAGATATCATTCCAGTTGCAGATCCAAATATATTTTCACAAACACAAAGAATTTCTATTGCTCAAACAGAATTACAACTTGCAATGTCTAATCCTCAAATTCATAACATGTATGAAATCTATAGAAGCATGTATGAAGCATTAGGTATTAAAGACATTGATAAAATTTTAATGAGACCAGAACAGCCACAACCAAAGGACCCTGCATTAGAACATATAGATGCTCTTGCAGGGAAACAATTCCAAGCTTTTCCGGGACAAGATCATAGAGCACACATGACTGCGCATTTAAATTTCATGGCAACTAACATGGCAAGAAATGCACCTGTTATTATGGCATCATTAGAGAAAAATTGTTTTGAACACATCTCTTTAATGTCACAAGAACAAGTTGAAATAGAGTTTCAAAGAGAAATACAACAATTACAACAGATGCAACAAAACCCACAAGCAATGCAAGATCCACAAATGCAAATTCAAGTAAAAATGCTTAGTGAAAAAATAGAATCAAGAAAAGCAGTTTTGATTGCTGAGATGATGGAAGAATTTATGAACGAAGAAAAGAAAATTACTTCTCAATTTGACAATGATCCTATTGCTAAACTTAAATCTAGAGAATTAGATCTTATGGCAAAAGAAAATGCTAGAAAAGAACAAGAGAGTAAAGATAGAATCAACCTTGATAAGATGAAAACTATGTTAAATCAATCAACAGATACGCAAAAACTTCAACAAAATGAAGATTTAGCTAAATTAAGAGCTAGTACATCATTAGAAAAGACTATTTTGTCTGCTCAACTTAAAAATAGATTTCCAAATAGATAAAAAAGAGGTATAAAAGGCTATGAAAAAACAAAATGAAAAATTAGCAAACGCAAAAAGGACTTTTACTAAAGATTCTAAAGTTAAAGTAGATACTAATCATTCAAAGTATACTAACAAAGAAGGATATCTAGTTGGTGGAGTAGACATTGAAATGTCTAAGCCGAATGAAACTCAAATTCAAGAAGTTCAAGGTCAAGGAAGTATTCTTTCAGAGAAAAAAAGATCAGCTAAGTGGTACTAAACCATGATTCAAATGTTAGGAGCTATAGCACCTCTCGCAAAGATCTTATTTAATACAATTGAAAAGTCAGTTCCTGATAAAGATTTACAAGCAAAGTTAAAAGCAGATTTACAAACTCAATTACTACAATCTAATACGGCAGAATTAACTGCTGCAGCAAAAATTATTGAAGCTGAGGCAAAAGCTGGATGGTTTGCATCTAGTTGGAGACCTTTATTAATGTACGTATTAATATTTATTTTAGTTTGGAACTATATATTAGGACCAGTACTATTATTTTTTTTTAAAGCTTCTATAACAATAACTCTTCCAGGAGACGTATGGACCCTTTTGCAAATTGGGCTCGGGGGGTATGTGGTAGGACGATCTGCGGAATCGGTTGCACGCACGATGGCTAATAAACCGGTAAATAATAACCAAGAAAACGGATAGGATAAAAAATGAGAAACGATTATAAAATAAGACCAAGACCAGGATTTAAAATGGGTGGTAAAGCTAAAAAAGGATTTCCTGATTTAAATAAAGATGGAAAAACAACTTACGCTGATATCATTACTGCTAGAATGTCTAAAAGCAAAAAAGGCAAAATGATGAAGGGTAAAAAATAATGGCTGGACTAGGTTGTCAAAAAAGAGGAGTTAAAATTGCTAGAGTAATGAAATCTTCAGGAGGTGAGGCTGCTGAAGGTATGTCAGCTATCCATGAAGCAATGGAACCAGAAATGGAAGAAGCAAGAGAAACTAAACTTGAAAAAGAAGGATATAAAGAAACCAAAGCTGGTAAAATGATTCCTGATGATAATGAATATTTTACTAAAGAAACTAGAGTAGGAAAAAATCAATATAAAGTTGAAAAAGTAAAAAAATCAGATGATGAAATTGGTTATCGTAGATCAGGTAAAGCTAAAGGTGGACAAGCTAAAGTTTCTAAAGTTATGAGAGAGTTTGGAAAAGGAAAATTACATTCTGGTAAAAAAGGACCAGTTGTAAAATCTAGAAAACAAGCAATAGCAATAGCTCTTTCAGAAGCTGGAATGTCTAAGAAGAAAAAATAATGACTGGATTTGGAATACAAAAAAAAGGGACTTCACCTATTCTTGCAAAAAGAAAAAAATTTAAAGATGGTAGTTATCCACTAATGGATGAAGTTCCGGAACCTAAAATGGAACGAATGCCTTATTATGAAGATGAAAATTACGAACCTAAAATGGAACGAATGCCTTATTATGAAGATAAAGATTATGAACCTAAACCAGCTAAAAAGAAAAAAAAGTAATGGCTAAACTTTGTCCAAGAGGAAAAGCAGCTGCAAAAGCAAAATTTGACGTGTATCCGAGCGCGTACGCGAACATGTACGCGAGCGCTGTTTGTTCTGGTAAAATAGTTCCAGGTGGACGTAAAAAGAAGATGGGTGGAGGAAGCGTTTCACAACAAAGAAAAATGGTATCTAATTACAAACAAGGTGGCGTTGCAAAAGGTTGCGGCGGTGTAATGGAGAACAGAAGAAAAGTTACAAAAAAATATTAATATGGCAAATGGACTTCAAAAATGGGTTCAAGAAAAATGGGTTGATATTGGGTCAAAAAGAAAAGATGGTTCATATGCTCCTTGCGGAAGATCAAAAGGAGAAAAAAGAAAAGGCTATCCAAAATGTGTACCACTTGCTAAAGCCAGATCAATGTCAGAAGGTCAAAGACGTTCAGCAGTTGCAAGAAAAAGAGCAGCAGGAAATACTGGACCAAAACCAACTAATGTTGCAACATTTGCAAAAAGAAAAAAAGCTGCAGATGGTGGATATATTGGACCAGCAATAAATACTGTTTATGATGGAGTAACATTAAATAACCCATCTTATAAAAAATATTACAAAGGAATGATTTAATGCCAAGAGGAACTTGTTGGAGAGGTTACGAACAAAAAGGTATGAAGAAAAAAGGCAATAGGTTAGTTCCTAACTGTGTAGCAGTTGGCAAAAAGAAAAAGAAAAAATAATGGGCACATTTTTTAAAAAAAAAACACCAGAGGAAATAGCACAACAAGAAAAATTAGATAAAGAAAAACCTAAATCTAATGCTGAAATAAAAGCAGAAAGATTAAAAGAATTAGACAAAGAATTAGGTATAAAAAGAAATGAAAAATCTAAAGGTGGAATTGCTAGAGGTTGTGGAAAAATAATGTCTAATAGAAAAAAGGTAACTAAATATTTTTAATGGGTGATATTTCTTTAAAAGGTAAAGGTAGAGCAATGATGGCATCCGGTGGTAGAACTGCTGCATGGCAAAGAAAAGAAGGTAAGAATCCATCAGGTGGTTTAAATAGAAAAGGTATCGCATCTTATAGAGCCGCAAATCCAGGATCTAAATTATCAATGGCAGTAACAACAAAACCCAGTCAGTTGAAAAAGGGTTCAAAATCTGCTAATAGAAGGAAGTCTTTTTGTGCCAGAATGTCTGGAATGAAAAGTAAATTAACCTCTGCAAAAACTGCAAGAGACCCAAACTCGAGAATTAATAAATCACTTAGAAAGTGGAATTGTTAATATAACAACGAAAGGAAAGACATGGACGCCGTAGTATTTATAACTAAACTACAGAAATTTATCAGAGAATCTTACCAAAATATTGGTGATGCTATGATATCTGGAACAGTTGACAGCATGGAGAAATACAAGTATATGCAAGGACAGGCTAACGCCTATCAAACAATAATTCAGGAAATCTCTAACCTGCTAAATAAGAAGGAGCAAAGTGATGAAAAAGGAAACGTTATCGACCTCGGAAAAGGAAGTCCCAAAGATAAACCTAGGTCTTGAAGAAAAGTATAAGCAAGAAAATAAAATAGTAGAAGATAAAACAGTAAGAGCAGATAATATATCTGAATCTTTAATTGACAGTTTACCACAACCATCTGGTTGGAGGTTATTAGTATTACCATTTACACCTAAAGATAAAACTGCAGGTGGATTAATTATATCACAGGAATCTTTAGACAAAGCGAGAATCGCAACAAATTGCGGTTACGTTTTAAAGATTGGACCATTAGCTTATTTGGATAAAGAAAAATATTCAACAGGCCCTTGGTGCAAGGAAAAAGATTGGGTGATCTTCGCGCGCTACGCGGGATCGCGATTACCAATCGAGGGCGGTGAAGTTCGTATATTAAATGACGATGAAGTCTTAGGGACAATTAAAAATCCCGAAGATGTACTTCACTATATTTAACCATAGGAGAAAACTATGCTAGAAGATAAAGATGCAAAGACAGTTGACATAGATACATCTGGACCAGAGGTTGATGTTGAATTAGAAGATACATCTAAACCTGAATCAGAGGTAATTGAAATTGTTGACAAGGAAACAACTAAGAAAGTTGAAAAGCCTAGTGATGCAAAAGTTGCAGCCGAGACACAAGCCACTAGCGACTCGCCACAAGACGCGAGCGACGAGAACAAAACTCAGAAAGACGAATTAGAAGATTACAGCGAAGGTGTACAAAGACGTATTGCTAAACTCACAAAAAAAATGCGAGAAGCAGAACGTCAAAAAGAAGAAGCACTTCGATATGCAGAAATATTAAAGCATGAAAAAGATGCTACTCTTAAAAAATATTCTGTACTTGAAGGAGTGAGTGTTAAGGATCGAGAAGCGAGGATCAAATCAGGTCTACAAGCAGCACAAGCTAAACTTTTTGAAGCAAGAAATGCTCAAGATATAGGTGCTGAAGTAGATGCTCAAAAAGAAATAGCTAAACTTGGTTATGAAGAAGCTAGATTGATGGATAATAGGGCGATGTATGAAGATACACAAAAAGAAGCTCCTAGAACTGACATCAATTTAAATAGAACTCTTCAAAGACCAGAAATACCAGATTCTAAAGCTGAATCTTGGGGAGCTAAAAATAGATGGTTTGGATCTGATTCTGCTATGACTTATACGGCTTTTGACATACATAAAAAGCTCGTAGATGGTGAAGGATACGATCCAGCAAGTGACGAATATTATGTGGAAATTGATAAAAGAATAAGACTTGAGTTTCCCCATAAATTTGATAAGATTGCAACAACGGAAACGACTAGACCGACACAACAAGTAGCT